GGTTTCGGAGTCAAACATGGATCTTCCAGATATGGCGACCGTTGAGCTGCCTAGCTTCGGCGAGGCCGATGCTCCTCGTCTCGTCCCCAGTCTAGATGAGACTGGTCCTATGCGTACGTCCGACGGTCTGGATAACATGAATGCCGAGGCGTTCTTCCCGTCTCCATCGTCTCGCAAGATGAGTGAGGAGTTTGTCATGAAGGAGAAGTACGAGATCCTGCGCAAGTTCGATCGTCTTGCTAAGCTTGGTGTTCCAATGCGTAAGCGGTTCACGCTAGACTCTCCGCTGGAGGAGATGAAGATGGAACTAGAGTTCATTCGTCGGGAGAAGGCCATGGATCAGACAATCAAGCAGTTCTGCGAGTGGTACATTACCGGTATGTCAGCGCTAGAGTGGAGCTCTAAGAACGTCCAGCTGATGAAGGCGTTCGGACTGAATCTTGACGGACTTTCCGAGTCAGCCCAGATGAATGTGGCGGATATGGAGGAGGATTTCGAGGAGCTGTATGATCTGTACGGCGACAAGCTGAAGATGCATCCACTGGTACGTATTCCTATTCGTACTTGTATGATGGTATATATGGTTCACCTAACGAACCAGATGGCCATGAAGTCGCCGATCCCGAACATGCAGGATATTCTTAAGACTAACCCGGACATTGCTCGTCAGCTAGCTACGGCGGCCATGCAGCAGCAGTCCCAGGGAATGAAGCAGACCACTGCTCCTCCTCAGATGATTCCCCAGCAGTCTGCCGGCCCGTTTACCGGTCTCCAGAATTTCATGAGCTCAATGGTACCTCCTCCGCCACCCCAGCAGACCAACGTCCGCCCACCAATGGCATTTAAGAGCCCAGTAAAGATGCCCAAGCCTCAAGCGCCTAACATCCAGCGCTCAGCTCCGGCTCCGGCTCCTGCCCCAGCTCGTGAAATGAATGCGCCGCAGGTCAATATTGACGACTTGCTGAAGTCGGTCAATGCTGGCATTACGGTAACGGAGACGAAGCGTGTTTCCACGACGCCGAAGAAGGGTGGATCAACGGGTAAGAACTCAGTAAGTATCAAGCTTTAAAATAACGGTTCCGTCTTAGTATCATACGCCGGCTGGTCGCATCCCTTTAATCCGGCCTTTTCACGTAAGGTGCGATCAGGACTATTATCCATTCCTTCGCGAGCATAAACTGAAGATCCCCGGAACAGTCCGCCAGCCAGAACTACAAATCCGGCAGTTAGCAGTAGTGACACAACTAGATCACGAGTACCTACAAAACAAACCGCGAACACTGCAATCCGACGAAGAAGGATGTTCTGCCCATACTCTTCATCGTTCGTGCTGAATTCGTGAACAATGTATCGACTAGCTACATTGGTCAGTAGAATCATAATGCCAATCGTGAATGGCGACGAAGCAATTGTATTAATATGCTTCAGCATCCTCTATTATTAAAGAACGGGTGTTAAAGTTCCCTGAGTCTTGGAAGCCGCTGGCTTGGGAGTGGTCATTGTAGGTGGAGGAATTGTATCAGACTTCCCCGCTACGGCAGTGTGCGCAACTGAATCGCCCTTCTCTAGCTTGCCAAGAATATCCTTGAGAGACGAGGTAGGAGCAGGTACGCCTGCTGACTTGGGCTGCTCCTTCTCCTCCTTGGGCTTCTGCTCGCTGGCATCAAGGTACTCGGTCGTGCTCGCCGCCGTCATCACGTAGGCAATCCCCAGGAATACTCCGACAATCAGACTCTTGTATACCGTCACATACAGAATTCCCACAAGGAACACGGCGTGGCCTACGGGTGACGAGAGGAAGTCCTTGATGTGCGACGGAGGTGGGTGGCTGAAAAATGCCACATACAGGATGATGAGGCCTACAGATACAAGTTCAATCTGCGATAGCTTCATTTGTTTGAACGTAATATTTTTCTATCGTGTTTTGAATAACTGGGAATGGCGTCTTTAGAAGAAGTATGGGGAAGGTCATTTCCTAAGAAACATTACAGCATGGTCTCCAAGCCCGGAATGAGTCAAAAGGAAGAGCCTCGTGATGCCGAGCGAGAGGGACGAGTAGCTCCTACCCCAATTCATCGCTCGAACGCCGCCATCCAGCGTAATCGTAAGACGATTGATGATCTAACCAAGACTTTACCCATAGTCCAGAATGACGAGGAGGCGGAGTCTAACTATGCTCCTGCTCGAATTGGAAATACTGAGCATTTCACGGCTACGAAGGCAGGATATACTAAACCGTTCTTTCCGGGAGATGATGGGACAAGTTTCGCGTATGCTCCTCCCTCGTTTCAGGGAGCGGCGCACGATTTGAAGTTAGATCGAATTATGCGAATGATAGAGCAGAATAAGACGGGGTACGAGACTCCTTCGTCTCACGATATGGCTCTGTACGTCTTTACGGGTGTCATGACGCTGTTCGTATTAGATACGTTTGTCAACCTTGGTCGCCGGATGGGTTAGCACGGTTACGCGTTGTGAATACGAGTCTCAGTCGTAGAGAAGTGGTCAAACGTGTTATCAATGTACTCAATTTCTAGAACCAGAGTGTAGTCTAGAATAGACACTCCTTCACCGCCGGCATATGAACCGGTATTTGTCCAGTAAATGAACCCCTGATTTCCCTGTTGTGAGTGCAGGCGAGTGCGAAGACGCAGACGATCCAGCTTTCCAATCGGAGGACTGTACCGTGAAATATTCTCCATTCCCGAATGGTCATTGTACTCAATAAACGCATCAATATTTAACGAGTTTGCTACGATCGTAGGAATCTTGGCAAAGAAGCTGTCGGTATACGTTGACTTATTTGCACCTACAGCCGTCTCGTCCGACTTGTTAAGACCTTCGATGTCTAGGAAAAAATACGAAGGAGGCGAAGTTGGTCCAACATCTCCCGAAAAATTGGTTGATGGAGCGTTGGGGCCATCGGCGTATGGGTGAAGTACGACACCGCCTGTGCTTGTCGGAGGACTGACACTCTGGATAACGTACGGCGTAACCGTTGGGAACTCTGCGCTCATTAGACGGATAGACACGACGTTCTCGTATACTCGGGGAAGGTAGACTACGAAATCTCCGTTCGTGAGATACTTTGAAGTATCGCGATCCACCGAGTCAATGGACACAACTTTCTTGACAGTAGTCAGCTGCTTTGTAGGGCGCGAAGTTGATACGATCGTACCGTTGTAATCGAATCCACGGTTGTTCATTTGTTATATTTCACACGGGAAGTTTTACAGGTCTTATTAAACCAGCGCTTCCCTTTTGCCGTCTGTTTCGCCTTCTTGGCCAGATCGGCGTCCGTCGTATAATGGGTCTTGCCACACGTCAAAAAGCTCGCGGCACGAGCGTATCCCCACTGCTGAGCGGTTGCACCCGGACGATGACCGGTACGCCAAGCGGCCATTCCGCGATTATATGACTGTTTCACTAAAGAAAGAGGGACGCCGGTAGCCTTGGAATACCCCTGGATGCCGCGGGCTTTCGGAAACTTCTTTTTCCATTCTAGAACATACTTTGATCTCCGGGTCTTCACACCCTTATCAGTTAAAAATGGCCGGTAAGCCTTAGGGTCTTTCCATGACATTTTGCGACGGCGGGTAGCAGTGCTTTTACGCTGTTTGTTTTGTTTGGCAGTCAAGCCGCTGAAATATCTGGCAGGCCAGTACATTACTTTATATACTCAGGAATTGTCAGATTGGCTAGCAATCCATCAACCTCCATATCATCAAAGTCGCATGTTCCCTGAACGAGGGTTTCTACGGCACCAAGAAATCGCTTGAAGACACAGATCGTATCATCATCTTCCCATGGCGCATCGGTTTCAAGCAGATTAGCCATTTCTTCGGCGATACTCTTGTTCTCGTTGACTTCTGGACTATTGGTTGGATTTTCAATATTATTAAAGTTCGGGAATACGTGACGGATTTCGTAGAAGAACTCTACAAGTTCCTGAATGAGTTCGTCGGTAGGTCGGCTCACGCTGGGCTCATAATCCTCGATTTCGTCAATAAGCTTTCGGAGCCAGCATAAATTCTTATGCTTCTGGGAATCGGTAAGACTATTATCAACTTCCATTCTATCTGCTCTAATATACTTGTTGAAAAACGTTTCCGTTTTAATAGTATCTGTGTTCAATAGAGTCTACGAGATCAATTTGAGCTTTCACGAAACTAATTTCGTACTCGAGTTCACGTTTACGAACGAGTAGTTCGGCGTGGATTTCTTCCATGTCTTCAATAGTCAGTGTCTCGCCATTAGAGCTACAAATATCCGAATCAATAACCAGCATAATATCGTTCATTTCAGCTTCAAGCGTGGTTAGCAGAGCCACAAACTCGGTGCGAGCTTGGGCGTAAATCTTGCGAACATCCTGCATTTGTATTAATGAAAAACCTTTCGGTTGTAATTTTGTTTCCGTTTTTACTCGGAGTCCGTGTCGGACATGTACTCGTCATTGGACGGGCAGTACCACTTGTTCTTCTTGGAAGACCATACGGGCTCCAGGTTGTTGTAGTATGAAATGCCGTCCCAGTGGCGAGAGCTAAACTCGCCCTCGCCCTTGCCGACCGCAAACATCTTCGGCACGTGGCCGTAGTCGGCGATCTTGGTCTCCATCGGAACAATCTTCTCGTTCTTGGCATCCCAGAAATGGATGCCCTCGTTGCGGTAATTATCGGAACCGCCGATCCAAATCACGTCGCCGTGGTTCGGCTTCGCGTTGTTCGCCTTCAGGACCTTGTAGGCCCACTTCAGCTGCTGCTCCTCTTCCATCTTGTGGATGCTCGGAGGCTTGTTATCTTCGAACTCATCCTCGTCACCAGTGGCGGCCGGGTGTTTCTCGAAGTACTCTTGCTCGTACACGTCCTCAACGCCCATCGGGCAGTTCTCGCTGTACAGTACCTTGTCAAGGATTTCGAAAGTCTTCGCCATTCTTGATAAGTTGTTATGCTCTTTTTGAATGTGTGAAAATGATTCCGTTTTGAAGTTAAACCTTGATCATCGAGTGAGCGCCCCAGATGGTTAGAGCGGCGGCCAGTTGAGCCACAATATGCTCGACGGCACGAGAATGGCTTACCTTGCCAGATAAGAACGCCCAGGCCGTAATAGCTGGGTTAAAATGTCCACCGGAAATCTTGCCACCTAAGCCCACCGCAATAGCTAGAGCAGCCACGACAAATAGAGGATTCGTAGTGAACGCTACAGCTCCAATAAGCAGGGACGTGCCAAGGTACTCGACCAATCCGTGAGTATACATTTGTCTTGTTTTTATAAGGAGATGAAAAAACAGGCTTAGATAATAATAACTCTGTGAATATAGATGGTATACGGTTTAATATACAAAATTACAAATACCGTAAATTCTAAAGAATATTATGGCCAAACGACGCAACGTGTGAAAAGGTGGTCTCGTCATAGAGCTAATGCTAGAGATGGTACGAGTGGTCCATTATACAGTGCTATACGATTGTATGGAATAGATAAATTTAATTTTGAAATTGTATGTTACTGCGATTCATTAGACGAACTTAATAAAATGGAAGAAAAAATGATTTCTGAGCATAATACTTGTTGTCCAAATGGCTATAACATTAAGAAAGGCGGTGATAAACATGAGCACTCTGAAGAAACTCGCGAGAAAATTCGTAAAACACTTACGGGAAGAAAATTAGCACCTTTAACTATTGAAACAAAGGAAAAAATAAGCCAATCTTTAATTGGTCATAAAGTTTCTGACGAAACTAAGAATAAATTGAGAGAAGCTAGCTTAAACATGTCAGAAGAAACAAAAGAAAAAATGAGACAATCTAAGCTTGGTAAAAAACAATCACCTGAGCAAGTAGAAAAAACTCGCAAGAGGATGTTAGAATATTGGGCGTCAAAAAACGTGAAAAAATATAGAACAGAATAAAAATGAAATACTTGGTTGTGAAAGGATGGCTTAGGCTTCGGTGACCGTCTCGAATCGCTTAAGATGTGTATCCACTACGCCCAGCAGAACAACCTGAAAATTTACGTTGATTGGACTGATTCTACGTGGACTCATGGCGGCGAATCGTTTTACACATATTTCAAGCTGATCAACATGCCCATCCTGAATTCTCTGGACGAGATCCCC